GTGCTTTAGCCTCTGGATTCGTAGGTCTTAAAGTCGAAGTCTTTCAGCAATTGCTGCAAGCGTTCCAGAACCTTCTGGCTGCAGCACAGCCCTTAATCTCAGCAACATCATCGCTACTACAGCTGTACGGGCAGTTTCTAAACCTTCCGCTTGTCCAGTACTTCAGTTCACTAACTGCCCAGTTCAAGCTGCTGGAAACTGTCGGTGTAATGGGCTTTGTGAAGCTGGTAGCCGGCGGAATTGCGTTCACGCAGATGTGGGGCACAATTGTGGCGGCAGTTACGTCTGCTGCCGCAGCCATTCAACGTGCACTAGGTCAGGCACTGCTTGCTGCGGGCACGATGATGACAGCCTTAGGGCAAGCAATCACAGCGCTAATAGCTCGTCTTGGAGTAGCGGTCCCAGCAGTGAATCAATTAGCTGCTGCTCTTACGGCTACGGGCACTGCTGCTAAGGGAGCAGGTACAGCAATGACGACCGCCAATGTTGCGGCAAATGCCCTTGGTAACGGTATGAAGATGCTGGCGTTGAACATGCTTAAGTTCAACGCTATTTTGCTACTGGTTCAGTTGGCGATAACAGCTGTTGTAGACGCCTTCGGCAGGTGGCAGAGAGCTCAAGAAAAAGTTGCTAGCGATAAAAGGGCTAAGGATGCTCTGCAGAGCCTGAATAGAGAACTTAAATACGTCGATGAGAATTCATCTGCTGCATCCCGCGCACAAAAAGAACTGGCTGAGAGCATTGTTACTAGTAAGCTTGCCGAGCAAAAAGACGCTTTTAACGACGCAGACAAGAAAGTCAATCAACTAACAGAAGACATCAAGAAGCTTAAGAAAGAGCTGGCAGACAGAAAAGGGTTTGCATTCGGACTGGATATTCAAGGTATAAACGCGCTCACAAGCGCGCTACAGGGTAAGGAGTCAGAACTACAAAAAGCGGTCGGTGCACGCTTCGCGGCAGAGAAAGAATATACCGATACTCTTACAGACTACGAAAAGACAAAGAAAAGAGAATCGCTGTCAGACGAGGTAGAGACCAGAAAGAAAGAGATCGGCGCAGCCAATGAACAACTGGCCAAACAACAAGCAGATCTAGCCCGCGAAACAGCTAATGCCGAATTTTCGGCTCGCATGGAGCTGGCTCGCCAGCAAATAGAAGTATTTCAAGCTGGCGAAGAGCTGCGTGTAAGAGAGCTTGACATCTACAACAAAAAACTGATCGATGGCCAAGAAGGAGCATCGGCAGCTGCCCTTGAGGCGCTGAATACCTACATTAGTGAAAAAGAGAAAGGGGAAACTGCGATTGAGGCCCGCCGAAGAGAATTCCAACTTCGTGCAGCAGAGATCGAAAAAGAAATTGAAAACTACAAGTATGACATTGCCCAGAAAATTCTGGAAATGAAGAAACAAGGCGCCAAGATTGAGATGGACGCCGCAGAATATGCAAGAAAGCAACAAGAACTTGCAAATTTAGGAGGAAGCAACCCCCCTGGTGGAAGCACCCCCACAGGGGGCGGTGCCATGCTCCCCGGCGGGGCAGGCGCTACAGCACGTGTAGGAAGCAGCGGTAGGAGCAGTGGCCCTCATTTGGATCTAAGGGGACCAAACCCTGCAAACGTCCTAAAAGAAGCCGAAGCGATCATTAAAGCATGGCAACAGATGGGAGTGAAGTACATCGTGCTGTCAAACATCAACAAAGACATCACGAGGGTCACAAGCTCCAGTGAGCTTCAGCGACTGCTGAGAATGGAACAGGTAGCCCATGATGCGACCCGAGGGAGACGTCCCGGGGCGAGTAGTGGGGCCATCGATCTAGCGGTACCGATGGGCACACCAGTACCTGTACCCGTGGGACCTGTCGCATACGACAGCAGTGGGGGAGGGTATACCGCACCCTCGAGATTTGGGTTTGGCAATAGATTCCTGCACCTTCAGCAGGGTAGTAAAGCGACCGGTAGTGCGCCGACTGCGAGACCGGATATGAGTACTCCTACAGTGGCCGCCCCCTCGACAGGAGGAATTGAACAAGCGAAGCGAGGGCTAATTAGTTTGAATGATCAGCTACTAACCTTCGAAAAACGCAACCAAGAAATTACCAATCAAGAGAACCTAGAGCAGTTCTTTAAAGCTCTGGCTCCAAATATTCCTGTAGAGCAGTTTAAGGACGTCACGATTCAAGTCCAAGCATTTGCTGAGGCTGCGAAGAAGGGGATGGACCCTGAGAAAGTTGCCATATACGGCGAGCAACTTGCAAAACTCAGGATTTACGAAAGAGAGATGGCGGAGGCTATTGAACAAGCCGGAAAGCAGCGGGGGATGACTGCGGAAAAACTAAAAGAGATCGAAGCAGATTTGAAGAAACGCTTCTACGGACCGGGTGGAACGAAAGAACAGCTTGACACAGAATTAAAGATGCGGCTACAAGCGCTGAATGCCGAACGGCAAAAAGCAGCCATCATCGACATGATGAATAAGACCCGTCAAAGTGCACTGGGAACAACCCAGGGCATCATCACGGGAAGTGCACAGATGCAGGCCCAGACGTACTACGACCCTCGCGAGCAGCAACGCATACTGGCGGAAGGTGAAATCGCAGCAGAAGCTGCACGTCTTGATCAAGAAAATGGTGATTGGCGTACCGCTACAGGGGATGCGGCCGACGAGCTAAGAGCAAAATTTGAAGCATTCAGACAGCAGAAGCTATTCGATGCTGAGCGACAGGGCGAATTTGAGGCAATGCGCAATGAGTTCCAAATGCTCAGCGATGTGGCGTCTGGGGTTGGCCAAGCCGTTGGTCAAGCATTTTCGTTCGGTGTACGCGACATTCTTACGGGCTCAAAGACAGTAAAGGAAGTCCTCGCTGACATGTTTACGAGTGTTGCCGATTCGTTCTTCCAAATGGCACAAAAGATCATTGCAGACATGATCAAAATGATTGTGCTGAAATCACTACTTGGACTGTTTGGCAACACAATGGGTGGAGGCGGAGGAGGTGGGATATTTGGCGGGCTATTTGGCGGAGGAGGCGGAGGAGGGAGCGCACCAAGTGGCTTCGGGCTGGAGAGCCTAATGAGTGGAATGGGTTCCGGCGGGGGCGGCATGTTCCTCAAAGATGGGCCTCCGGACTACTCCGCAGTATTCAGCCGGAACGGGAACATTCTTGTTGGGGGCTTCCAGGCATTTGCTCAAGGAGGTGTCGTAAAGCGACCTACGCTGGGCCTGGTAGGGGAGGGCGCGTACAACGAAGCGATTGTGCCATTGCCCAACGGGAAGGCGATTCCAGTAGATATGAAAGGTAGCGGCGGTGCTGGAGCACCTATAACCACCAATATCACAGTTAATGTGAACAACGAAGGTAAAACAGACACGCAAATGTCTGGAGACCAGGCCGGTAAACTCAGTAAAGCTATTGATAGCGCTGTTAAGCGCGTCATCCTTGAAGAGAAGCGACCAGGAGGCATGTTGAGTGGCCGATAGAGCACTTGCCTTAGATCTGACCCTTAACGTCACCGAGAAGGTGACGCATAGGGTAAAGAAGTACGGATTCGGCGATGGCTACGAGCAAATCCAGAAGGACGGCATAAACTCGAAAATCACTGAATACGAGATAACGACCAAGCCACTGCGGACAGCCGACGCCAGTGCGCTGAAGGCCAATCTCGACTTAGTGGCGGTAGGAGACTATTTCCTCGCAACGATTACGCCGTTCTCAAGCTCGTCAAAAAGGTATCGTCTAAAGAACGGTAGCTACACAGAACAGGTACTACCCTCTACAAACAGAAGGATTTACACGTTCACACTGCAGGAAGCATTTACTCCTTAAACGTATGGCCAGATACCCTGTTGTCAACACGGGAACCATGGATGTCACGTTGCCAAAGACAACGGAAGTTCTCAGCGCCATAAAAGCATTGCAAGATGCGGAACAGAAGTTTTACGAGGACAGGAAGGACTTACTTAATAGCTACCCAGGCAAAATCAAGGACTTTACGACTATAGAGGTTGAAAGTCTGTACGACAGAAAGATAGGTGTTGAGCCCTGGAATTATTTCAAGAGATATGAGTCCTCTGGATCAACCTTGAAGAGCGGAAGCTACCCCACACCTAGCGTGGGTGGATCGAATCCCTTATTCGAGGAGCTAGCAGATAGCACGGAGACCTGTTTCTGGATAAATATGAATTGGCCGGGATCTCCACAATCTACGCCGAGTGAAGGATATCCGTATGTATGGATCGAGACAACAACTGATCCCGAAACAGGTATGAATGTAAACACCCCGAAGATGTGGAGATACTTACCCACCAGAGGAGCAAACTGGATTGATCTCCTGGCCGCCGAGAGTGGGTATAACAATCTGTTCACCAAGCGAGAGCCACATCAAACATACACACTAAGCGGATTTT